CTGAGCAAAAAGAAAGATTTCAAGCTGCAAGTAGCGGGAAACCATCTATGTCAATGCAAATAATAGAAATAATAAGAGAGACATTTGGTGGGGAGTCAGAAGAACTTAGAGTAGCTGTAGGCGAAATAAAGAACACAAACCTGCATAGGTTCTTTAGTTTTGCTGATGTAAAAAACAGATTAGGAATCTCTAAAAAAGGAGATACTTTCTTATACGATGGCAAACACAATGAGCTGTTTTCCAATGTTTTAAAAGAACTCAAGGGTAAGTCAGTATCGAGTATATATCACAGGGAAGACGCTATTCAGCTTCTAGACAAGGCTGCGCGATACACAGAATCAGAAAACAACCCAACAGTGCAGCTGCACATCGATGATGCGCGGGCTTCACAAGTAGATCAAGAACAATCAACAACTCACGATTTAACCCAGTACAAAGATGCAGATACCGCAATTATCAATACGCGTTCAAAAGGCTATGCTGCAAATAGAACTACTGTAATCCCACAATATGGCAAAACTCTTGATACTTCTAGTAGCTCTAAAATCAATGAAGTATGCAAAGAACTAAAAAGAATATCTGCAATCGATAATCCTATTTGCTGCGGGTTATTGCTAAGAGCTTTAATTGAACTAAGCGTAGATTACTATCTCATTAAGAAAATTGATGATACAGAATTGAATAAACTTAAATCTCTTGGACAGAGAGTATCAAAAGTATGTGATCTTCTAGTTAATAATAAGACTTCATATATCGGACACAATGATGTCGACTTTTTAAGAAAAATGGCAAAAAATAACGATGAAGATGCAATAATAACTCTGACCTCACTGAATGCATGTACTCACGGGCAATCCAGTTGGCCAAACGGGGAAGATTTAATAAAAGTATTTGATAAAATATATTGCGTTATAAACGCTATGCTTTCTGAAAAATAATCCATGGCCAAAGAAAGACCTTTCTTCTACCATAAGAATCAGAAGAAGGGAGTCGTAGATAATGCCCACCACTAGAACGCCGCTAAGGTATCCGGGCGGTAAAACTAAAATCTATCCAATGGTGTCTGAGTTGCTTACTAAGAATAAGCTTATTGGATGCACTTATGCTGAGGCTTTCTGTGGTGGTGCTGGCTTGGCCATAAAACTATTGTTAGAGAATAAGGTTTCGAAAATTATTATCAACGACCTAGACCCTGCAATTTATAGCGTCTGGGATTTAATCGTCAATAATCCTTCCGCATTAATTAGTTTCATTGAAACCGTAGAAATAAATATGGATACTTATTAAAAGAAACAAGAGGTATACGAATCAAACCAAACTCCATCTCAAGAGCTTGGAATGGCTGCATTCTTCCTTAACAGGACAAATCGCTCTGGAATTATTGACGGCGGCGTAATCGGTGGAAAAGAACAAACTGGAAAATATAAAATTGATGCAAGATTTAATAAGTCTGATTTAATCAAAAAAATAAAACAGATCTCAGCGCAATCTAATAACATTTCCGTTACAAATTTAGATGCTGTCGACTTTATGAAACACCTTAAATCACTGGATTTGCCAAACGTATTCTTATATTTAGACCCACCTTATGTTCAAAAGGGTCCAGGTTTATACAAAAGTAGTTTTGATAGGCAGAAACACATTGAACTGTCTAATGCGGTCAAGTCTTATCGAGGTAGTTATATGATTACCTATGACGTTGATGAATTAGTTGATGAGCTATACAAGCCTTCAATAAATTGGCCAATCTATTCTGGAAATCTTGAAATTGGGTATAGTGCTTCATCAACAAGGAAAATCGCCACAGAACGCCTCGTTCTTTCACCAAATTTACAGCATTAAACGAGGAGCTTATGGCTCCTCTTTTTATATCGCTCGACGAAGCTGCAACACTTCCGCACCGTCTTTATGCGCATCATTAAGAGCTTCTCCAATAACTCTACCCGCCTTTTGAAGCTGCTCTAGATCTGTATCCGCATAGCGCATTGTCATGTTAATGTCACTATGTCCAAGAATGTCTTGAGCACTCTTAATATCCATGGTCCTAACTGCAATCGTGGCATACGTGTGACGTAGATCGTGAAAGACCGGTCTTCTCCCCTGCGTGCCTAGAAGTCCCCATTCTTCCGAGTGCCTCTTCCACCATGATGTTATTCTCTCTGGCCTAAGATATTCACCTGAGAAGTCACCTAAAACATACATCTCTTCATTAAACGCAATTCCCATCAACATACAGTCTTCAATGTACTTAGTGCGCCACTGCTTAAGAATATCTACGAGTGGTGCTGGGACAGGCACCGTTCTTGTTTTACCGTTCTTTAAACCTTTGATATAGGTCTTACCCCCGTCGTATGAAATAGCGCGGCAGAGATGTGCTGTGACATCTTCTGCTTTGAGCTTCACATCCTTCCACTGAAGCCCGCAACACTCCTCGCGTCTCATACCAGTAAAGTACGCCAAATACGTTGCAATGACTATTGGAGAAAGCTCTAGAGCGGCAAGCATAACCTGAAGCTTCTTACGTGAGGGTTCATCCAATGGATTTGGTGGTGCAAGATGTCCCCTTGGAGCCTTAATTGAAGCGCATGGGTCATATTGCAGATCTCTAATTGCCACAGCATGGCGTGTGCACTGGCGTAAGCCATTGAAAGCCTTCTTGATGGTGTTTGCTGAGTAGTTGGAGTCATAAAGCCAGGACACATACATCTCAACGTCTGTAATAGTAAGGTCCTGTAAGCGTTTCTCCCCAAAGAAGAGATCTATGTATCGGATACTATTCTTGTAAGACGTATAGGTGCGGCGTTCTATTTGCTGCGTGGCCACAAGGCTCTTAAAGTAATTGAGACAGTATGTGTACGCCGAACAATCAAGCCTTGTTGCTTGACTCTGTTCAACAACTTCAACAAACCCCGCATCCTTAACCCATTTCTCAGCCTCGAGCATGGCGGTCTTTTTTCCTCGACCAGATTTATCCGATGGAGCACTCAAAGAGTGGTGCTTCTCATGAATAAGTCCATCTGCTCCACGATACCTCACCCTTGCTTGCCAAACCTTGCCACGCAATCTGACTGAGATATTCATGCCATTTCTCCTTAACGTGCAACAAGTTGATTGGAGGCGCTGCCTCCAAACTGCCTCCAAACTGTATGGATTGTTTTACTATACACACCGGACAAAAACTTGTTTTTGCAGGTCGTAACGGCATTTATTGAGCGTAACGAAACATAATGAGCGGTAGAAAACATAACTTCTAAACCGCAGGTCGCGCGTTCGAATCGCGCAGGAGGCACCAAAAACCCAAGGTAGATGGCTTGCCGTCTACCTTTTTTGTTAAAATTTTTATCAGCTGCCTCCATTTTGCCTCCAAACTGTATGGCTACTGTAAAAGTAGAATACCTGTTCGAATAAAAGTTTTAACTATTTAGATAGGCAATTTACCTCGAGATATTCAAAAGAAGAGAATTGAAGAGGAAACGTTGTTATTAACCGTATTGAAACAATCAATAGAGAAAAGCGGTTAAATTTAGCGTTACAAATTCCCAGTTAAACGGCTTGTTGTAAGGCGTTTTAAGGCACGCAAAAATCAAAGTGGAGTATTTATCCATGAAAAAAGCCCCTCTCGTCGAAACGAGAGGGGTAAATATTACTTAATTCCAGCGATGTATCCATCGTTGTTGGTTGTGACTGTAATGTCTCCTGTGAGAAGCTTTCCATCCTTGTCGAAGGCACAGATATTGTCTGCTCCAACTCCATAAAGACAATCTTCAGTTCTTGACCCGTCAGAGCGTAGGTAGAACCAGTCACCATCAAGCTTAAGCCAGCCAGTAATCATACGACCGGTCTCATCGAGGTAGTACTTCTTACCGTCACGCTCAGCCCAACCCGTGGCCATACGACCGTCAGAGCCTAACAAGTACCAGCTTCCGTTGTACTCAAGCCACTTATCAGCTTCGAGAGCTCCACTGTCATCGAAGTGCCACCAACACTTCTCAGATCCTTCCCAAGAAGCATGGACCCAGCCTGTGAGCATCCAACCGGATTCATTGAAGTAGTACCACTTCATGCCCACACGATACCAGCCGACGGCATACTCGCTTGATGACTCGCCTGTCTGATACCACCACGAACCCTTGCCGTCTGTGTGCCAGCCAACCTCAGAGTTTGAGCGTGTACCAGTCATAACTTCATACCAGTAGCACACGCGGTCCATAAAGTGCGCATTCTGAGAGTCTGCAAGCTCACCGGGGCAAGCGGTTGCCACAATCTGTTTGTGTGGTCGGACGTTGCCGCCCCATCGAGGGTAACCAAGTCCGTACTTAATGAGCAACGCCGCAACAAGATGCGCGCCGCTCTCCAAGGTAGCTTCTGAAACCGTCCAGGGGTTCGCATGGTCGTTTGCGTGCTCAATGGAAATACTGCGCTGGTTCTCTTCCCAGCGACCGACTGCATAAGCCGTATCGCTCTCATAGACATGCTGCGCAATTGCTCCATCGTTATCTACTGAATAATGCGCGCTAACACTACCGTTTGCTGACCACATTGCAGCAATGCTGTAAGGGGAAGAACCCACAGAAGCTTCGTGATGTACAGCGATGTACTCGACCTTATGACCTCCACGTCCTGAAGCGTATGAGGTCGTAGGTGCCCAAACATCCGCGGTAATTTCACCTGAGAAGTCAGCCATTAGTGCGTCTCCTCGTCTAAAGGGCTCGCGCTTGGCTTGTCATACGCCATTGCACGCGCAGAGTCGCCAATGCCCTTTGTAGTTGGGTCAACGGTTACACCAATAGCACCCAAGACGGCAACAAACACAGTGCCAATGAGGTATGGGTTGCTGATGAACTTCACAAACACATCAGCAAGGCTGCCCCAAGTGGTGAGGTCTGAGTAAGCTAGTCCCAAATATGCCAGGACAGGACTCATGACGATACCCGCCATGCCAAGCCACCATGCGGGATTATGTAGACGTACCTTCCAGTTAATCATTTCTGATCTCCTTATTTCTCAAGCTTAGTAATTCGTGAATCTAGGTTTTTTACATCTGTCTTGACCTCGGCGAGGTCTGTTGCTGCTTTTTTTGACACTTCATCCGCCCTTCGAGCAACAATGCCAACCACTGACAGCTCAGCTGTATGTTGTGTGAGTGTTGCAGTCAAGTCGGAAAGGGACTGTTGGTACTTGCCAAGCTGTTCATTCATGATCTGCTGACGGGCCTCTAGTCTGGTGAGGCTGTTTGTGATGGCACTCTTCCAGGAGTCTTCCTTCTCTTTGTCTTCTCGACTAGCGCGCTGCCAGTTCGAAATAGCGATAAGACCACCCAGGAACGCTCCAGCGATGGAGATGAAGAAAGACACCATCTCAGCTGTTATGTTCATGCTGACCCCCTAGTGCCTTACCGTAAATGTGAGGGATCCATAACGCCATGCGTTAGAGACTTTCCCGCCTTGGTCTTGAAGGTAAATGTTGCCGTCAGGTCTCGCTGAGATAGCCGTAAGAACATCTGCATGTCCAGGACAAATACCAGGCATATATACGATTGACTCATTACCGTCTGAAGCTGAACCGTACTTTTCATGATCTACTAGAGGTGGTCTCGCTCCTTCAGGAATGGTGAAGGGACATCTAACCGCATCATAAGCGACGTTATTGGCAAGCCAGCCTCTTACCTTGATAGTTACAGAATCACCTGTTCGATAAATGTGCCAGTAATTCTTATAACTTCCCTGATCTTGCAAAATGACTGTTTCAAAATCACCGTTATCATCTTGATAGAGCGTATTCGCAAACATAAAGAGCTGCTCTGGCTTAGAAGCAACAACGCCATTAAGCTTGACACGATAGAGCGGGAAGTAGTCTTGAGCGTCACCATTTAAGACGTTACCTGCTGGTACTAGTGGGTCCTCAGCTTTACCAGATGTAGGTACACCACGTAGAACCTCGAGCTTTGCCGACTCAATTCCCTGCGCGTTACGCTCATATTTAAGGCAGATAAAGTCGTTACGATTCTGTCCTTGAGTTCCAGACGTGATTGTGACCTGCTCCTGAGCAGTCACGCTTACTTGTCTGCCATGAAGAGAGGCATCTCCGGTTGCAATAGTGACTCGATTGGCACTCTCTTGCGTAGCCGCCAGACGCTTACCAACTGCAAGCACGACGCTCTTTTCGCCAAAAATACCAGCGTGCAAACGTCCTTTATCAGCACCGGTAATGTGAGGTGCTTGACCCTGTCCATCGACACATGTAACCGCCATATTAATTCACCTTGCTTTCAAACTCTTTGAATGAAGCATCATGTTTTGCAAGAAGCTCGAGATATGCTTTGTAGCAGCTCTCGCAATAAGTGCGATTCTCCTCTCCTCGCTGTGACTGACGCTTAATGTCATGCCATTGAGCGAGCGAGTATGTATTGCTTGGAGTAACAAACTCAGACTTACCGCATCTGTCACAGGTATATCTGGAGCCTTGTTCTTTAGCCATTACGCCGTCCTTTCCCACTTAAAACCGTCAAGTGACGGCAGGCGTTTCCATGTACCGCCGAGGCTCGATGGATTAAATGATTTAGTTGTTTCATAGATTGAACCGATTGGATGAGCAGCCAGGAAGCCTCCGCCTTGGTTGGCTCCCCCACTAATTTGAAGGGTCACCATTGATTGAGTGATTGCAGTAATCCGTCCGAATTCGTCTACTGTAAGACGCGGAATCGCAAAATTGGCATTATTCCCAGCCACAATTGACTCTGAAAGGCCGTATGAACCAGCCTCTGCACCAGAACTTTGAAGGCTTAAAGTGACGTTGGAACCCGTCTGGGAAACCGCAAGCGGCCCTGTTGAGGATACATTTTTAACGCTTGAGTTTGCTGAGACTAATGCATTGTTGCCAATGTCTTTTGCCTCATGCGCTTGACCTTGAGCGGCAACCGCAGCCGACTGTGCGGCAGCAATATGAGTCTCAATATCAGCGACTTTCTCATCCGACATAACCGCTGAGATGCGATTACCGACAATACGAATGCCCGTGCCAGCTACATATGTAGTTCCAGCACCTTGAGACGCTCCAGAAGACTCAAATGAAACGCCATGTGAGCCGCGAGTCTGATTTGGTGAAGTCACTTCATAACTTACACTCATTACCCCGCTCGCGACTTTTACTATCTTCTTGCCAATAATCGCTTGAGTTCGTCTACCTGTGTCTTGATTTTCAGCTACGACAACATCATCAATATAAAGATTCAGACCATCATGGACCGTAACGTCTACAGAAGACTGAGCTTGAAGCTCTTTAAGCTTCTTTGTTCCCTCTTTTTCAAGCTCTGCATCCTCAATATTGTTGTAGTCATAGAGCATGGATACTTCATCTTGGCCAAACAAACTCTGCGTCTTTGAAATGCGCCCCGCACGGTCTGCATAGAGGTGAATAACCGTACGACTTGCAAGCTCACCTTTACCAGCACAAATTAAGTGGTTCACGGGATGATATGACGTCTTAGATTTGTAATCCAGGGCATCAGAATCAAGCCTGTTATCCGTGAGAGGCTCGAGCCAAATAAGTGTTTTACCGTCAGTTCGTTGAATTCTAAGTCGTGAGCCCGCAGCATTTGCAATGTGTCTTAATGCTGTGTAAGCGTCGCAAAAACGAGGTAACTGACACTTAATAATTGTCTCAGACTGCCCTGTCTTAGCCTCAAATACTGTTGCAAGATCTGCTGCAGTAACAATGCTCTCGATAGCCGTTTGAGCCTTATCCGAGATATTAATGTAATCAGTACTCGGAACCAAGATTTTTGAAGCGAGCATACCGTGCCAGGTACGCCCGCTCCATGTAGTCGTAGACACACCGCCGTCAAGCGAGTCTGAAGCTGTATCGATGATGCCGCCGTATTCTGTACCATCGATAGATACTAGATATCCATCTTTGATTGGAATCGACGGGGCAAATACTTCAAAAGTATTTCCCGTATCTCCAAAAGAAAGGTCGAGCACATAGTCCTCTGTACCAGCAATATCTTCACCGTCAGCCTTTGACACCGTTAAGATGTCCATGGAAGACCTCCTCTTGTTTCCCACCATTCAATATCAAAGCCAAATGTGCCGTCCCATGAGACGCTCTGAAAGCCTTGTTTCAGTGGTTCAAAGCAATAGTTGCCACCGCCCTTTCCGCTGCCACGGCTACCAACATCGAAGCGGTCTGACACGTCCCCAAGCTCAGTAACAAGTGTGATTGTCTTGCGAGTACGAGTGCCATCTACAACAAGACGACCTCCACTTGGGACCGTCACTAAAAATGAGTAAGCGTTATCACCAATCACAATTCGTGGCTGGAGAGCTGTCCCGTAAATGGTGAACTTTACTGGACATTCTGAGGATGAGCGAACTTCAAGCTGGTTTGGCGGTCTCGTAATACCAAGGTTGTATGGAGTATTGGTCGGTAAATTAAGCCAATCACTCTGTACATCATCGTGAGTCACGCTAAAGCTTTTAATGTGGCTTTTGTGCCATGACCCTTCTAACAAAATAACTGTAAGAGCAACTGTTGCCTGATCATGAAAGACCGATTGGACCTCACTTTTAGACACATACACATCTTGTGACCACTCATTGTTATAGACCAGCGCTCCTGGCTTTTGATTATTGAAATCAAATTCAAATTCCTTGGCCATTGATTCTGCAAGTTCAGAACCCTCAATGAAGAGATCTAACGTGACTTCTTGAGCATTAGACGAAATGCCAGAGATAGAGCGTGCTCCTAGCGTGTATCCAGGCTTGTAACCTCTAAGAGATGTGCCAGTACCAATTGAGGCTTCTGGCACATCAAGCTCAAAGCTATTACCGCGGGAAGAAACGTATTTGAGCTTACGCATTCGTCTTCACCGCCTTCTGAACCGCTCGAGCAAAATCACGGTCTCCAATATTGTTAGAGTTCTCATCAATAACCTGTCCGAGCTCACCGTTACGCATGAAGTCATAGATATCTGCAAGCGTGGTTGCATTTGCGCGTTGCTGTCTTGAATCAAGCTCAAAAGCGGCACGATAAATACCGTTTGCATTAGCGTCAGCAACCGCTGAGAAGCTCAGAGGACGAGCATTACTAAAGACGTCATGTACGCTTGACAGAGCACTCATTGCTTCTGTTTCAGCAAGTGCGGAACTTCCCTTAATCCCCTTTGCGAAGTCTCTCATGAGAGCACGGCCAGAATACGTCGTGTAGCCATGACCTGAGAATGGTCCTTTCTTTGCAGGTGAGAATGGGAATAGCTTACGTACCGCACCGAGCGCGTCTGATGCTGCGCTTGTTACTGCATTTACAGCATTTCTGATGCCTTTGGCGAAGCCATCTAAGAGCGCTTTACCAGAATTAACAAGCCAATCGCCCGCATTAGAAAAGAAACTTTTAATCTTATCTGGAACGCTCTTCACAAAATCAACTGCTGCATTTAGGCCATCTGTAACCCCACGGAGAAATCCGTCGGCGGCCTCTGATGCTTTTGCCGCCATGTCGACTGCCCAAAGAGCAATGTTTACCAAAAGCGTTGCAAGGGCAGTTTGAACTTGTTCTGGAATCGTCGATACAAATAAGACGAACTGAGCAAATGCGCTTGGTAGGTCAACAGTAAAGAAGTTGACAACGTTCTGAACAAATTCAGAGCCAATCTGAACCGCCAGCTGAGCAAGTTGAGCGCCTAGTCCAAACAGAAATACAACTGCAAAAGTAAGCGCGTAAAGAACCATTGATGGTAGCTCTTGGATGAATTGTCCTACCGCTGCGGGAATTCCTTGAACAAATTGGACGAATTGAGTGAAAGCTGTTGGCAATGTTGTTGTAAAGAAACCAACTATAGAATCTACTGCACCACTAATAGCCGAGCAAATAGAGTCCCAAATACCAATTACAGCATTTCTAAAATCTTCATTAGTATTCCAGAGCCATGTAAAAACAGCCCCGAGAGCAACTACCGCAACTGCAATCCAGCCAATAACGGGGATAGATCCTACGAGGGCTAGAAGGCTTGTTCCAACGCCACTAATGGCCGTTGAAATCGTTCCGAAGACACTCGCAAGTGCCCCACCCTCACCAACAAGCTCACCAAAAACAGAAAGCGTTGATAGGACGCCTTCTCCACCCTTGATAGCATCAAAGGCCAAAGAAGCGGCGCTTTTTAGAAGTCCAAAGTCATCTGCTATTGAACGTACGGCTTTGATTGTTTCGTAAGCAATCAGGGCGGTTGCTACGGCAACAATGACGGGTGCAACAACTGTGAGGTTGTCTCTCAAACCTTGGACTGCGTCACGAGCAAGCTCTATGGCAGATTTAACGCCATCGACAGCAGATTTAAGCAAATCTGCTGCGCTGCGGGATGTATCCTCTGAGCTATCTAAACCAGTAAACGTTGTTATGAGGTCGCCAATAAGCCCGATGGTACTATCAAATACGTCTTTTAGCGCATTTAAAGCATCACCAAATGATGTGATTGCTCCGTTATTTTGAAGCTGATCCATAAAAGAACCAACAGTGGAAATAACGGGGTCAAGATACGTGATAACTGTATCGGCTATACCAGAAAAACTGCTAGAGAAATCGTTGATTGCACCTGCAATATTGGCTTGGCCAATATGATCAATAATCTTAGCAACAGCCTTATTAATGCGGTTTTGGACATTGGTCCAAGCGGTACCAATTGACTCCGTTGAGATACGTGCCTGCTCCGCAAATGATGCATAGCCAGGAAGACCCTCACTATTGAGGCTTACAATTGCAGCGTTGAATTGGTCAAATGTAATTGCACCGCTTTGCATAGCCTTATACAGGTCTGCTTGATTTGCATTAGCTCCGAGTAGGGCTTTAGCAATCTGATTCAGCTGGCCTGGCATGGCTTGCGCAAGAATCTTCCACGACTGCATGTCAACTCTGCCAGTTGAAAGCATCTGAGAATACTGCTCAAAAGCAGAATTCATTATCTCTTGGCTCTTGCCGCCAGCCAAAAGTGCGTTATTAAATGCCAGAGCCACATCTGTCGCTGTGGCAAGTGAACCAGACACAGGTGCAATCTTCTGCACTGAGCCAACAATGGCATCAAGTGACGTTGGAAGACCGTCAATACCAGTTGAAAGCCGTTCAATAGTCGCACGAGCTTCGTCTGCAGAATAGCCAACAGACTGCATAATCTTAGGGAAATTTGCAATCGTGTCGACGCGGTTGACCGCAGAAGCAATTGAGCCAGAAATCGCATCTAACGCACGGGATGTAACGCTTGATACAATTCCCATAATGGCGCCCGTTGCGCCGCCAAAGCCGCTTGCGTAGTTTTGAGCGGCCTGTCGTCCAGCGTTTGTGTGGACAGATACCGCCGATTTATATCCACTTCCCAGTGCTCGCTTTACATTAGCACCAAGATTGTCGAATTTAGGAGTAAGAAGGACGGAACCTCTTACTACTGTTCCAGCCACTATTCACCTCCTAGCGTTCTCTAAAAAGAAGCTCCTCAACGCGGTCCTGTGAAACGTTAAGAAGCTTCTTCTTACTTTGTTCTTGTTTTAGTTCTGGACGCTTAACGGTGTCAGGCTTTCTGCCTTTACCTCCTGCTTGTTCGTATCGAAGATACGAAAGGTTATCAACCGCTAGTGCAAGCAAATAGTCGCTATTAGACCAGTCATTTCTGGGGTCAACATTGCATACTGTTCTTGAGCCATGAGGGAGGTTTATCATCAAATAAAACAGACGCTCAAACTCACAAGAGTCGATGAGCGTCTGTAGATTTACTTGGTAATACTGCTGAAAGTCTGCTTCCAGCTTGCCCCTTTTTGTGTCATCACACAGAATTGGAGCAAGCGGAATTAGTTTTTTGCGTCAAGTTTTTCCAGAAGAGCGGACTCAATGCGCATGATCTCTTCAGCGTCATCATATCCGAGCTTGGCGGTTACGACTTCCACAACATGATTATCAACATTGCCACTAAAGACAAAGTCGTAGAGAGCAAGTACAGGAGAAAGTGCTTCTGGGCTGTTTTGCTCAGCATCACTAACACGAGCCATGCGACGCATAAACTCACGAGACTTAATTCTGCGCATGTCAACGACATACTCTTCACCCTCGAATTCAATTATGCGCTCATATGGAGCGTGCTTTGGCTTATCCTGTACGAAGTCAAGATAATCGTGCTCCAACTTTGAACGTGAATTTTCTTTCTCCGCTGCGAGCTCTCGAAGCTGCTCCGCTGACATGTTGGAAATATCCATATTGAGTCCTCTCAAAACTTAATTAATGTACAACGCCAGGAGTCGCACTCGCTTTTGTGGTGTCGTAAAAGACATCACGGTAAGTATCACCGTCAAAGACCTCAGCTGGCATACACTTAATGGTTGGGGTGTAACCAAGGAAGTCGGAGCTGTTCTGCTTTACGGTATCGCGCTCAAAAATGCGTCCAACAGGGATAATAGAGCGCTTAACCGTTGTCTCATTAATGACCGCGTCAAAAATGTAGATGCGAGGTGCGGTAAAGCGTGGGTTGTGGCGAACGGTAATAGAACCGTCTGTCTCAACCTTGACGTTATCGTCTCCATAAATGACCTTCAAAATAGTCTCAGCGGACTCAAGGAATGTCACCTTTGCAGACTCTGAGTACTTAGAAATTGAGGAACTAATAGCGTTTCCTCCCCAGTCGTTCTTATCCTCTGCAGAGAGATCAACAGAAAACTCAACGCCATCCTCAGAGATATATCCAAGTGACTTAATCTTGCCGGGGTTTGCAGTCATCAGATCCTTGATGGTCTTCTTAACATCAAGAAGCGTCTTAATGTCAACGCTTGGGTCAACGACTGCGGCATATCCGCCAGGACGGCCCTTTGCTGCTCCGACGGAATTTGCATTGTAAATAGCATCAGCCATGATTACTCCTTACAAACGTGTAGTGATATACACATCTAATTGATATCGATATTTCTTTGAATCCGGGTCTGGGAAGTCGTAAATACTTTGAACTTCAACCTTGATGACCTTATCAAGCTCTTGCCAGCACTCCAGCAAAAGAAGCCTTATTGCCAAGGCTAGCTTATATGCAGCGGCATCCGTGGTACTCCAAGCCTGCACTGCAAGATTAGCCGTATCCCAGCCAATCGTAGAGCTTCCCCCGGTTCGCGTAACGGTAATAAACTCTTTTGGTTCGCGGGCGGGAACTCGTGTTGAAGCAGGAATATTGAGCTTTTGACTCATATACTTAGTAAGGTCTGAAAGAATGTCATAGCTCATCCTCTACATCCCTTCTTAAGAATATTAAGCTTTGCGTTAGCACGGCCGGCCCATATGCCGTTCTCCGCTCCAGAGCAGTACACAAGGCCAGCTGCGGTGTACTCTCGATTAACCCATTTAGCGTCAAATCTAGCACCATGTTTGAGGTATTTTTCTGGCAGTAAAGAATTACATTTTGCCGCACAAATCTGAGCCGCTTCACGGCACATATCAGCTACAGGAGCGGTATGAAGTACCTCGCGGATACCAGCCAAGTCTGGCTTGAGACCCGTGACTATAAAATCATTACCCATCGACAACCACCGCCTCAACTTCCCTGTCCCAATCGAGCGGCGTTAGACTATCAAGATAGGGCTGTGGGTCACCAACAACCGCAAACCTCACTCCATCAAACTCAATAAAAGTTCCCCTTAGGCTTCGCTTATAAGCCTTTGGAAAGTGGAACACCATGTCTATGCGGTCACCGTTTGGGCGCGTTGCAGACAAATCAGATGTCGCGACCGGAGCTGGCAAGACATTGTCAACAAGCTCAAAAGATTCTATTCCAGAGGTCTCGTTGCCATGATCGTCTAAGACAGTAGTTACTCTAACCACTTCTACCTGAACACCTCTAATGGCCGCCATCATTCACCTCATGGTCTTGCTTACACATCGGCTGAATTGAGCCAATTCTGATACCACTCAAGCCGAGTCGAGTGCGCTCTGAGCGCGTTACATACAAATCAGCTGTTGGGTTTGCAAAAGTCAATGTCGACTCATAAGGACCAGCATGCTGACTGTACTGAGAAGCACCCTCAAAACCAGCAGGAACATTCACAGCACGAGCAACAATCGCGCAAGTAACGGCGCAAGCATTCTCATCAAATCGAAGGTTTAAGCCTTCTTTGTAAGCCGTTTGATGATATGCAATGAAATTTGAGCGCAAGAGGGCTGAGGCATCTTGCAAAAGCACCTCAACCCTCTCTGGAGCACCAGACCCATAACGTCTCTCATAGTCGGCCTTTGTGGCAAAGCTTCTTGTCTCTGCCATATAAGCCTCCTATTAAGCAGCGGTACCGTTTGCAAGGCGGACAAACTGTGCCTTATCACGTGCGACAAAGCCGAACATAAAGGTGCACTTAAGAGCAAACATATCACGCTGATAGAGGTTCATTGCAGTGCCTCCAGCATTGATGGTTGCCTGGTCTGCCATAGAGACAGTAATGTCCTTTACAAGGCCAAAGCGTGCGCCAGTCCAGTCTCCACCAACGCCAACAAGTTCTGGAGTCTTAGAGGTAACCTTTGCCTGATAAGCTGCACGGGAGAAGAGAGATGGAATAGCAAGAACAGAAGAGCCGCCGTCCTTACCCTCAACTGCTGGGTTAGTAATAAAGAGAGGACGCTGCTGGCTATCCTTAGCCTTAAGAAGCAGGGTTCGTGCCTTTGGAGAAAGTACCCAGCCGTTAAGGTCACCGTTAGCGTTAGAAACCTTCTCGAGTGCGTCAACAAAGCCGTCATAAGGCTTAACAGAAAGGTCTACAGACTCAGCATCTGCAAGGGTGTCAAAACCAGTTCCAGGAGCAGTGCCATACATAATGGTAGCGTCAACCTTGCGACCAATGGCGCCTGGAAGACGATTCTGAAGCTCTGCAAAGATAGCCTCATAGTTATCCTTGAACTCATTGGAGAAGAGCTCAATAACGGTGAGCTTATAAGGCTTCATTTCCTTAACACCAAGAGAGGTGTTAGACACCTTTGCCTCTTCACCTTCAGCGGTAAAAGAAGCCTCTGGGTCACCAGTTACAACTGGGATGGTCATACCGCGACCAGGAAGCTCGATTGGAGTTGCGAGCTGCATAATTGCAGACTGGTCCTGGACGTTTGCAAAGATCTCATCGGAGAGGTCTTTTGGAAGTGTTGCAGAAGTTGTCAAAATACCGGTTGCCATACTTAAATCCTTTCAATTAGTTGAATGTTTCGGCCATGAATTGACCAAATTTTTGTGCTGGAGTCTCTCCAGCCTGTGTAGAAATACCTGATTCTGGAATGATTGGTGCAGAAGGCTTTTTGGCGAACGCCGCTACGGCTTCTGCAAACGTCTTCATGCTCTCTTCATCTGCGCCCTGAATGAGGTCCTCTGGTACCCCTGTGTCTTTAGCGACTTGCTTGCGCATCTGCTGCAATTTAGCGTTCTCATCACGTGTCTGCAGTTCACCTTTAAGGTTATCAACCTCAGCGAGTGCCTTTTTCAGCTCCTCGGAGCCACTCTTTTCGAGTTCGTCAAGCTTTTCAGCCTTGGCTTTCAAGTCATCATAATCAGAGAACTCAGAGCGTACTTTCTCACGCTCTCTTTCAAGCCTGTCCTTCACAATCTTGTCGAGCTGCTCTTGAGTGGTTACAGGTTCCTTCAAATCCATTTCTTTCCTTTCAACAGGTTCCGTCCGCTCGGACGTTTACGAGTGGCATTACCCTTGCCACGAGGTAGTCACCGCTTTTCCGCAACGGTTGCGTATATGAAAAAAGCCACTTTTCAGTGGCTTAAATCAACGAAATTGGGTATAATTGAATTAAGAAAACTCGCTTATTCTATTTAATATGGATTAAGCGAGTTTTTAATTAGCATTTTTTAGCTTACTTCCTTCAATTACTGATACCGTAAATTTCACTTTGTACTTATTACAGTAATCAACAGCCACTGGAATGACATCATTAATAGACACGTGCGGGTTATCAGTCACATCAATAATGAGTCTTTTTATACCTTCTTTGTTTCTAGAATTTTCAATAGAGTTGCTAACTATATTTTTTGCTGAGATAGACTCTCTTGGTGCTTTTAATTCATACCCGTTTGTCATGTCACACCTACCGACTATAACCCGTGAGCCATCAGGTAAATCCACTGAATAATGGTCCTTGATAAAATCCACTGTAAGTCCAAGTTGTCTCATTCTTTGAGCAGTTACGTACTCATGTGGCTCCACTTTTTGTTTTGCAAATTTATAGTCTCTGACTACCTCATTTTTCTCTCCGTAATTTTCAATGTAATGTATTGCAGGCGGAGCGCCAGTATAGAGCCACTTAAAGTCTCTTCTTTCACATTCGGAGATAATCGCAGAGCGATTCTTCCAAACAGGCTCAAGACCAATTGTGTTAGCACACTCAACCCAGCGAGCGTACATTTCATCAGGATTATATCCTTCGATAGTTGTCTTCTTTGTGCCTGGGACGATTATGCAATCGCAGTGCAAGTGAAACTTGTGTCCAGCCCCACCTGCACTAAATTCAGACTCATAATCAAAACCACGCGTAGAAAGCATAAAACAAAAACCGCAGGTTTCCGCGCCAGATGGAACTCTTGCCCACCAAATTTTTGACCTAAGTGCGCTTCTGTGCATATTGATATTTGCTTCACGCTTAACGTAAAAACGAGTAAGCGCAGTACAAGCGTCAATAAACTTCTGGTTATTGCCGTCAACTAAGTCTTTTGCAAGGTAGTGAACTTTTTTCTCAACTAAACCCTGTTCAATAGTCTGATGATAACGAAACCTTGCCTTAATACCCTCTGCTCTTACTATCTCATCAAACAGCTCTCCTGCAATCTCTCCCGCTTGAGGAGAAAAGGCGTTGAGGGCTTGTTTTATTGACTTAATAGCCATGTTGCGAAGCTCTGCTACTGAAGAGTTAGGATTAGCAGTTCTGAGCGCATCATAATAGTCAGACATAAATTCAGCCGCATCATCTGCGGCTGAATCAAGCTCTTTTCTGTATCGAGCAAGTCTATCCTTGTTTACCCTCATCAATTACACCGTCCAGCAAGTCTTGATTATCAGCTGGGGTCTTTGTAGCCTTAGCCGCAAAGCGTGCCCTAAGAAGCTCTTGTGCTGACGCTCTTTCCCTGTCACTTTCAAGCCTTTGAACTTGGTCATCAGTAAAGCCCAGTTCCTCAAGAAGAATCTCAGAATTGACAATCCATGGGACAGCCTGGGCAATTTTGAGCATGGAATCAGCCTGGGAAACAATTGACGGCATCGCAGGATTGCGCCATTTAGCCGTGATATTAGGCTCTGTTGTAAGCACCTCGGCAAATGATATGTTTCTCTTAACCGCTAACGCCATAAGAGCAATATCTCGAAGAGCTTCACCGTTGTCAGCGTTGAGGTTTTGAGCGTCAACAACCAAAGGCTCCTTTGCGGCGTAGATTGCTTCTGCTGAACTTGGGTTATCAGATACAATTCCGAGCTCTGAGATTGGAACATTGGTCTCAGCGGAAAAACGAGCTGCAAGCGAGCGCATATAATCAATGTGTGGCTGCATTGAACCCTGCTGCAGCTGTCCAAACGTTGGGGTATCGCCATCGGCATCTTTTGAGACCGCAAAAATTGAACCGATATAAGCATCCCATTTCGAGAGCTTGTTGAGAGCATCTGGGTCAGCACCAACAAGATACTTCTGGGGTGCCGTCATAAACTCTGCTGCAACTTCAGCACGTACGCTTGAGCGCATTGCATCATCAGTCAGATCCATAACAGCTCGAGTGATGCGTGACTTACCGAATGGACGGTCAAGCGTTGCCTCGTAGACCAAAGGCTCCATGAGACATCGGCCCATTCCATGCGGAATGTATTCAGCAACCCAGCGAGTCGAGTCAAGCGGCCTACGAATGCGGATAATGTCGGTATCGGTAAAGACATTAATCCACGTTGGGGCATTTCTGTGATTTGGTCGATTGTCACGATTAACTACAACAATGCCAGCCTGAATACGATGTAAACGCTCATCCCAAAGAGCGGCGGCGGATACTGCAGAATATGCTGAGATAATAACCGCAGGCTCTCCCGCATCAACATTTCCAGCGGTAACCGTAAGAAACGCACAGGAATTTCTAAGTTGCCCTTTAACGGCCTTACGATAGCGTCGCTTGAGGGCATTTTCACGAACAATAGCCTGTAGTTCCTTAGCAGTATCCTCATCCGTGCAAGTAAAACCATCGAACTGAGAACGGTCGGCAAGAGCGTCTACGGCCTTTGCTGGCCATGAAATAGCCTGCTCAAGATTCCTTAGGCCGTCAGGCACCGAAATGCCGAGCTGCTGAGGCTTTATATGCATGAGATAGTAACCATCACGCAAGCGATTACGAGCAAGGGTCTTTGAGTAAACTGCACAGAGATTTAAAACTGTCTGCCTATCTTCTTTTCTCAGTCCAGCCGCTGTTGCAATTGCAACAGGAATAATTCCAATTGTCACCAGACTACCTGCTTTCTAGCTGGGTTTCGTTTAGTGGTCCTAACGCCATAAAGTGCAAGTGCCGCAGATTCAGCAGCGGTACACGTTGCTTTTGGAGAATCTCCAAATCCAAAGCCACCGTTATTTCCAATTGCACGCCTGGACGAGCCTGTAACAGACTCGTCCAGTGCTGGAGAGGGGACGTGACATATGCTGTGTGCTCCAACTTCATCAACAAATCTTGAAGCTGCCGCCACGGCCTGTTTTGTATCGCAAAGAACAATGCCCCGCTTTGGAAAACGTAGCTCCTGCAAGCGTTCAGCCAGCTGAGTTGCGCCAGAACGGCCATCAATAACTACGCATGCAATACGGCTCTCACGTTCCTTGATCCATTGAGCGAGATTTTGACTAGCACCATAAGCGTCCGCAATATCCACGAGCTCAACATAAGCCGTTGGGTTATCTTGCTGAGTTAGAGCTGCTGAAATTGCTACTTTCTTTCCATCGAGCGAATATTTGATTCCAAAAGCAAGAAGACCATCGTCATAAGGCTCTTCTGTTATGCACTCATTCCAGTCATTTGCATTGACAATATACTCAACTGAAGTATCGAGCGTTGACCACCAACCAAGGCGCTCACGAGCAAATCCATCTTTTGTCATCTGATGCCATTCATTGAGTACTGCTCTTTCTGTAATACGAGAGCCGAGAGCCGGATTAGTCTCATAAGCAAGGTCAAGTGCTTCTTCATCGCTGGTACCCTCTCTCGGAACCGATTTTGCGGCCCACTCAAGCCACCAAGCCTCGCCTGGATCATCAGAATGCGCTGTATCATGCATTCGCTTAAATACTGTTCCCCTACAGGTTGGGTCTGGTGGCGTTCCAATGTAAATGACTTGAGGAGAGCCGTCTTTAGATGCAGAAACTGTTGGCAAAATTGCATTAAGCTGAGCATCTGTAAGCTCCTGTGCCTCGTCAATAATAATGAGTGAACGTGTACCTCCACGTGCCTTTGAGGTCGTGCGGGTTGAAAACTTTAGCCTCCCGATTGCGCGTTTGCCGCTTTTATAATGTCCACAATCAAAAAGCAAGTACTGCTTTCCAGGTTGTCTGTAAGCCTTAAGGAGAAGTTCAGCCAAGTCTGGATATGTCTCATCGTCCGTAAAAAGGTTTACGATCATATCAAAGAACTCATCAACGGTATCAGCGTTGTGAGCCGAATAGACAACATCCATTCCACAAATGGCAGCACACCAAATGCCATAAAGCCTTGCCGCAAACGATTTGCCATTTTGACGCGGCTTGGCTGCACCAATAGTTTCAGCCGCCGGTGAACCTTTAGCGTCTTTAGCCATATACAGCTCAAGTTCATGTTTTTGAGCATCATCGAGTTTGAAACCATAATGCGAAAACATATTTATGCATGCTTTTGCATCAGAATGATGGTATTTTCCAATACGCTCAAAGGTCGGATTTTGATTTCCAACACGTTTTTTACGTCTTGGCATTAAGAGACCTCTTTGAGGTAAGTCTTTCTAGCTCGTTTAGCGGGGCTCGGTTTCTTAACTGCGAGTAACTTCTCTTTTTCCATTGCGTCAACTTCGTCAACCACCTGGACGAATGTCTTTACAATGGCCGCAAAATCACGACCAGATTCACAATCATCTAACTTCTTTGCCATAGATATCTGTAGTGCTTTGTAGATGTCATATCGACTACCTTTTCTGCAAACAGTGACTAGTTTCTTGGCCATCAAGACCTCCTTTCAGGCTCATTTCACTGTGGAAAATTTGAGGGTTCGCTATATTCTGACTATGCCAAGGGGCGTCTTTTTGGGGCTGTGGGAGGGTATACCCCCCTACCACAGACGTGTTCTTACAATAGGTAGTGCATTACCCTTAAGCTCGTCCATCATACGGTTACCGCGCTTCTGATTGCATATACGGTGCGCCGCTTTGACATTCTCTGGGTCGCATGCGGCAGCTCGTCTTTGTTCAAGAGGCAGCCTTGAGACAGGTACGACCTCATCCATCTCAAAGCTCATCGGGTCACCAGCAGGAAGCGAGTAGTCAATTGGCATACCGCAAATGTGACACGGTTCTTCTCGTGCAATCATCTGCTTTCGCAACTGATCTCTAGCGTATGAGCGCCTGATGTTGTAACTCATTTGCTCACCTGCCTAACAAAAAAGCGCCCTGGCTCATAACCAGAACGCTTATTAGTTCCTTTGTTGCGTAAATCGCTACTGTACATAATATCACAAAACACCGCGCAAGAGTGCGCAAGAGTACGCAGAACTTAATTTCTCGAGTTCTCCATATCCTTACGAATTAACTCTTTGATATAGCTCGAGCGGTTCTTCTTTGATTCTAGAAACTCTAACAAGTCTTTATCGCTTGGGTAAAGGTTGAACATAATCGCCTTAACGTTGTTTTTGCGATACTTAGCACTTGCCCGCTTTTGAGCTTCACTAGTAGCCATTATCGACTTTCCTTTTTACGAATGGCTTTGTAAAGAATGTGCGTTACTGCAACAGTAACTAATATGAGTAATACGTTTTCCATTTGTGCTCCTTTATGCTAATCTTAGAGCCTAGGAGATACCAGCTGCAACTGATATCCCCTTTGGCTTTAAGTCCTTACTCTTCGTCGGGGTGGGACTTTTTTAGTTTCTCCGCAATCTTTTCAACTGTGACTGTGGCTACTGCTGTGAAGACTGCAAGAAACAATTGCCATATCTTTTCTTCCATCTCTCACCTCCTTTCTTGTTGTATATAGTATATAACTATTATCTATACAATACAAGTAAAAAGGCAAAAAAGATTATTTATTTTTCAAGAATTTTTCGATGTAATTTCCCTCATCAATTGTCTCAAAGACTTCACGTTCCAACTGCTGAAGCGTCCTTACAGGAGTAAGAAGTCTCTCAGATACATCACTCCAAGTAAGGCATTGAAGATAACGCCATTGCAACAAGTCTGCATAGATAGAACTGCTCATTAATTGACATATGCCACCATCTCCAAGCTGACTCACTCCATAAAGCAGCGTATAAGCATCATTGATATAGTCATAATTGTCATTCATTCTTTTAGACAACAATGCTTCAAGATCTATGCGCTTATCAACTTTTGCCATCGTGTCTTGATTTGAGCCTTTACTCCCACCAGCTGAATACGATTGAGCTTTTGCTCCTTCGGTCTCTTGAAGGCTCATAATCTGTTGCAATGCTCTTGTATTCTCTCTTGATGCTTCTGCTACACCATGAAAGAACTCTGACGCAGTCAGACCACTGTAATCCATAATTCTCCAAACGTATCTACGTTTAGTTAGAGTAGTTATTTAAATTATATGATTTAGCTGGCTTGATAGATAGTTTTCAACATTATGTTTACAAGTTTTCTACAACTTATAAACATTATTGTATTGTTGAGCAAAATAATCTCTAATTTTTTATATGAGGATACGCAACCGGTACGCTTGCGAGCCTTTCTCCACTGCTTACCGAAATTGCTTTAGCGGGCAATTCGTAAGCGGCTTTTCGCTATACCGTTACGTTTTTCGATAGAAAAGCGAAGCAAGTATAGCACATCGAAAATCTCATAACGAGCGTATCGAGCGTAACGGAATTTAATGAGCGCTACCAACAAAATCTACATAATTTTTAGCCTAGTTTTTTTAATTTAGGGGTCCTAGAACACTCTAAGACCCCTTTGTGAAGGCTCTACCTAACTAATAAATAATTTAATTATTCTTTAGAACGGAATATCCGAATCATAAAGCTCTTCTTCTGGTGCCTGTGGTGCAGTAAACGAGGGTTGACCCTGCGCTGTGGTGGCAGCTGTTTGAGACCTTGAAAGAAACTCCATCTCCTCTACAACAACCTCTAGTTTGCTACGTCTCTGACCGTCTTTAGTTTCCCATGAGCTGTAGTGCAGTTTTCCATCAATAGAAACCTTTGCACCTTTGGAAATAAAACGTGAAAGAGCCTCAGCACGCTGACCAAAGACAATGCAGTCAATGAAGTTGGGGACATCCTCCCACTCGCCTGTCCGTTGATTCCTGCGGCGGTCGTTGACAGCTACGCCAAAAGAAAGAATATTTGTTCCTCCTGGCGTAAAGCGGAGCTCCGGATCTCTTGTAAGGTTTCCGGAAATATTAACGTGATTAATTGACATATTGACTCCTAAAAGTATTTGTCGATTATCTTCTCGACATCCATAACACGAGGTGAATATGAGTAATTAGACATTTCCCAAACAAGGAACTTATGCGGGAAGCCTCTAATATCGTCACCATATAGAACTGAAACCCAGTTACCTCGAGACTTGAAATAAATGTGCTCAACACAAGCGTTGCTGCGGTCAGTCCACGTCTTCCCATAAAGCTCTAGAGCGTCACACAACTCTTGGCAGTACTTACTTCGCTCCATGTCTACCAAGCACCTCCAGAATCTCTTCTGGCGTCTTAGGCATTCCCGCTTCAGACGAATAATCATCTATCGAATGAATAATAGAAACCTCAAGCTTTAACGGAAATCCTCTTGTGACACCATACTCAATGCCACTCGGCGTTATATAGTACGAGCACAAGCAACAAAGTACTGACCCATCATCTAAAGGAATCCAAGTCCGTTCAGTACTAAATCCAGAGTGGTCTTCCCAAGGAATATTTTGAGCATCAAGAAGCTTGCGCAGATCCTTTGTAACTTTACTAATAGCCATGCTAAATGTCTGCCTTTCTTTAATTGTCTGATAATTACTTCTTATCTAGCACTTACTAAGGGATAAAAAGAATTTCCAAGTTGAATGAACGTTTTTTGTAGAAGTCAACTTGAATAAAAATTGCTGATTGCAACAAATTGCAACAAGCATTTAAGGCAATGAACGATTAGAGTTCTCTTTGTTCAATGGTCCTAAGAGCATCTCCAAACGCTTCTGCCGCTCCCCTGTCACGTCCAGGAAGCAAATGAGAATAGATTCTCAATGTCGTTGCTGGGTCAGCATGGCCAAGACGCTCTGAAAGAGTCTTTAAGTCAACGCCACTTGCCAAACACCAAGACGCGTGAGTATGTCTGAGTGAGTGGAAGGTAATGCCTTGAGGTAGCTGGAGAGTGCGTCTCATACGTGTAAAGGACCTCGAGACACTCGTTGGACGCATGTATGAGCCATCAAGACTGATTAACGGTGTAGAAGACTCTACAAAGGCAATATGAGCTTTCTGAAGCTTCATGTAGTCACTAATAAAACTGATGTCCGAGTCAGTAATAGCTATGTTTCTTGATCTCTTGCCCTTAGTTGACTCTCGCCTATATGGCTTTCTGTAAGATTCCTCAATGACAGTACCGGATACATGGATATGCTTGTATAGCATGTTCACATCACTGTATCTGACAGCACAAACTTCACCGCAGCGCATACCAGTTACTAAAGACAGCCAAGCAGCAAAGGCACAAACAACACGGGAATTAAACTCATTCTCTTGAATAGCTGTGGTAATTCTGGAATTAATAAGGGTGCTTATTCCAGCGAAACCCCATTCTTCAATGGAAACGGCTTCATGAACTTCCCTAGACGGCTTGGCCACGTTAATAAGCGGGTTATAGTCGCATATACCAGCGGAAACAAAGTAATTGTAAGCACCTCTTAAGAACTGATGCAGGTTAATTACACTGTTTCGAGACAACCCCTTCTTCAGTAGATCTTGCTCAAATGCGGTAAGCAAAGAGGATGTAATACTTCTTACATCCTCTTTGCCAAGCTTTCCATTGATATGGTTTCTAATAAAGCCTTCATGCTGCCTTGTAGTGTTAGGGCTCGCACCATTCCTTTGCTTAATCGACACATATTCAAGAAGTAAGTCAGTAAGCTGAGTACTTTTAACTTTACCGTCAGACGTAATATGTGAAGCCCACATATTGGCTAATTCTTCAGCTTCTTTCTGCGTCTTTGCTGCAGGGAAACTCGCATAAGGCTGAATGATTTTGCCTTTAAGGTTTCTTCCAAGATACAGGCGACAGCACCAAATACCGTTCGAATTTAATCGAACTTTTATTGAGCGATTCATTATTTGCCGCCTTGTGATTCTTCGTCTTTTCTGAGATGTTCGATGTCTTTGTCAAGCAAGTCTAGCAATGTTGTTAAGCACTTCTCTGACAAACTAAGTCTGTAAAGAAAGGCAGCTAAATCATTGCATATGAGAGCGCGGCTCATGAAGTTCTGATGGTTACGTACTTCATTAACCATGTCACGAATAAAAACCACGTCAGCAATACGTTGTTGTTTTTTCATTAGTACCTCTTCATATACACGCCTTTAAAGCGTCTCCACTCAAGGATTAAGCCAATCGCATTCGCTTTTCTTGAGCCGTCATATCCAAGAGTGATACCCTCGTCCTTTGCGACTGCCTTGATCTCCTTCATCGTCATCTTTTCGAGACGCTCTCTGTCTTCTGCTTCTTTAGGGTTCATTAGTGTTTACCTCCCAACTGCAACATTGCGCCCAAATAGGTCGCAAGGCATATAAATGCAGCAATGAGCACTGTATATACAAGCGCAGGTGTCTTGTTAAAGTCTCCTGTTGCAGGAAGTACAGCCTTCTTCTTTGCCTTCTTCACTGGCTTAGACGGCTCCTGCTTAGGCTGTGGCTCTGGCTCAGACTCCTCTGGAGTAGGCTGTAGCTGTGGTCCTGGATTAGGCTCTGGAGTCGGTGGTGTCTCCGGCTCAGTTGGCTGCGGACGGTTATCACCGTTACCGTTGCCGCCGCTGTCCTGGCTAACGAATTGATAGCGTGAGCCCTGCGTGGTCTCGCGGCTCTTTAGTTGAATAGAGTTCGAAGTCGTCTCTGTACCCTCGGTTTCGTAGTACATAAAGTACTGATTGCCTTGGAAATCAACGCCGCTCAAGTCCCACGTGAACCCGCTGCCGCTAATAGTTGGCTCTGGAACATTGACGCGAACCCAGCTTGCAGGGTCAATGTTGCTGTATGCGTCCATGTGGACACGGTACAGACGGAATGAGCCAGGAATAATGCGTGTACCCTCTTGCGCTGTATCCTCTAGTACAACGTTAGTGAGGTTATCCGCTGCGTGGTTCAGACGGACTGACCACTCAACCGTTCCGTGGTCGGTTTTGACACCCCACTTTGCGATAATCTCGTGCTGGATAGTGCCATAATGGCGTGTCTCGAAGCTGGTCTCGACAACCTGTCCCGTTGCTTCATCAATGAGCCTTAGCGTGGTTGTGCCTGCTGCCGCGTCAGCCTTGACATGAGCCGCCAGCCATAGCGTACCCTGCACGTGGTCTTTGCTCTCTACCCAAGACGTGTAAGTGATCGTGACGCGCCCGGGTGTTACTTGCGCCGTTGCCATAACGGCACCGTCTGGCGCGTAAATATCAAAGCTGGCCGCGTTTGTTGCAGGGAAGTCGAGAATATCTGGGATAGCCAGCGAGAACGTGTCACCTTCGTTGACTTCACCTTGTGCGTTCCAAGAAGCCGTCAAGTAGATGTCTTGGTTGGTGTATGCAGAGGTCAAGTCCTGCTTGTTTTTGTCCGTGACCTTAAAGCTGGTAATCGTGGTCGGTACCGTCTGTGCTTGTACGAGAGCTGGCACAAATACCAGCGCAGCAAAGACAGCAACAGCCAGCCAGTGAAGAAACTTCTTCATGGTTGAACCTTTCTATTTGGTTGTGAAAAATAGGGAATTAAAAATAAATAAAAATTTAATCGCTAAAAGCAAAAGCAATACCAGCGAGAATGCAAAAAACTAGAACAATAATATCTGCAGCACCCATATGGACCTCCTTTCTATTTGTAAGGTTGCTTATAAGAGTTTTTCAAGGGTCTCTTTAAGCGAGTTATAAAGGCCATTAATAATCTTGTTTTCACTGAGATTAACAACATGTATTCCACAGGCAAGTGCAACATCACTCTCAAGTCTTGCTCCACGAGAGACATTCCAGCCGGGCAACATCACTATCGTGTCATAATTAGTAATCTCTGAAAGACATCGATGCATTGCCCGTTCCCAGCTAGAGCTTGCAGAAATTTGCGCTGCGGGGTTATAGATCTGCTCAGCATCGCCAAGCGCAGCGAGCTCTTCAGCAAACATAAACAAACCTTTGTAGTTCTTTGTGTTAGTGATTGGCCCAGAAAGGTACACTCGTTTGCCTTTAATATCAGAGCCGAGACATTCACTATTGCTCAAATATGCCAATAAGGCGTAACGCTTGATGAGGTCTACAGCTTTCTCAACAGGATCCATTACTGCTCCTCTGGCTCATATGTTTGTTCAAAGACATCTGGTTTACATGGATAAAGTTCGCCTTTGACACCTTTAATAATCCAGTCATTAGGGCTTATTACCATCTCGCCCTCTAAGGTCTTGATACACCAGCAGCTATCTCCACCTACATCTCTTGTTTGACAGAAAATACCTGCTGCCTGTGCATCAACTAACCATTGAGGTGGTGTCATATCAGATGTGTACTGCACAGCCTCTATTACTACGGGTTTCTTGCGATATTTCATTGATTCTCCTTTACGTTGCCAGTGCGAGTGTTTGATTGTCGATATAGTCATCTGATGGTTCAACGGCTTGCTCTAGCGTCTCTAGTCCTCTCACAACTCTTGAGCCACAATGAGGACAATACAAGTCATCGTCGTATAGGTCAGCTCCGCACTCGGAACAGACGATGTTGTTGTCAGCTTCAACCGGATTACACGTAGGGTCGATAAGGTCAGCTAGACGGCCAAAGAAGAATCCATATGACTTATATTGTGCGCCGATAATATCGTCAATTTTGAAAAATGCAGCATTAACACCCATAGACCAATCATTGTTGTCCTTGCCAGTTTCACGCAGCCTTGCTGCTATTTCTTCACGGTTAATCATCGCTATCACCTAGGCTTTCAAGCTGCTCAGCGATACGCCCTAATTCAACGTAAGGGTTAACGCCTATCGAAGTAGCTTCATCTTCTAAGACATGCTTAATGCGCTGCGCAAGCGATTTGATTGTTACTGGCTTTTTGTGGGTAAGTTCGTTCGGAAGGACATTTATATAACAACCATTTTGACCATAGGGAATAATAATTTTACAAGTGCCATTGTTATAATAATATCCACCTACTTCGGCCACATCGCCGTCCTTATCGTATACCGTATCGCCTGCCCTGATAACTTCACCGTCTTTATCCAGCGGTAACTCAATCATGTTAGACGTGTCGCAGAGGTCGATTAGTCGGTCTCTGATAGCCTTATCGTATTCTTCCGATAGTCCACTATATCGCGGACGTTCGCCAAATAAGCATTCGTAGATATCCGCATAGCAAAGATAGTCTTCATTAAAAGACGATAACCTTTCAGCGATTGCTGCACGTTCTTCTTTAGTTAGCATTGTTGTTCCTTTCGATTAGTCGCTTGTAGTGAGAAATCGCTGTGTCAAAGTCTTCGATGCAACTGATAATGTGTCTTGTGTTTACGTATGAATTAGCTTCGGCATATGCAGCAATGCGCTCATGCTTGGCTTTCAGAGCCTGCAAGTACATTTCGT